TTCCGATCTACTTGATCGCACACCAACTAAAGGTTGGCGTAACCATCCGGTTACTCTAATGTGGTCTGGTTATGAAGCAGCTCTGCAGTTATATCAAAACTATACAATCCAAGAATGGATTAGTAGAGGATATAAAAATACAATGCAATACGAAGAAGTGAGTCTTGACTCAGTGGTTATGCCATCATGGTTTGGCTTAGACGAATTTCATCGTTCCCATAGATCTAATTTACTACGTAAAGACTATGAATACTATTCTCAATATTTTCATGAAGATCCAACACTAGAATATTATTGGCCGACGGAGAAGTACAGTGCAGCACTTGGGTGAAGGCATCTATTGTCTTGAAGATTTTTTCCCTCTACATAAGAAATTAAAACAACAAGTAGCTCTAGAGTGTAATATAGTTGAATTTACAGATTATGAAAATAATAAAATACCAGATGATACAGTTAATAAATCTGGTTATTTTTTAATAAAAAAAGAATCTTCTTTATATGATTTAATACTAGAATTAAACTCTAAGATTCAATTAAAAATTGAATCATTCTTTAATAAAAAATTCATAAGTCAATGGCAAGATACAGAGAATGTTGGAGTTATATCACGCTATGCAATCGGCGGTTCGCTACCAGATCATGCCGATAGAGTTCATTTAAGCGGTGAGTATTATTCTTACTCATGTGTTTATTATATAAACGAAAACTATAAAGGTGGTAGGCTTTTTTTTCCAGAAAAAAACATAGGAATAAATCCAAAAGAAAATTCTATAGTTTTTCTACCTTCGCATCTAATACATAGATCAGAAGAAATAACAGATGGTGAAAAAATAGTCTCAGCAACTTTCTTTAAGGAGACAAACAATGCAGACTAGAGTATTTTTATCCGGTGCCATAGAAGATGTTCAGTTCGATTTTAAATATAGCTGGAGAGATGAAGCTACATCTCTTTTGGGGGATAAAGGATTCAAAGCGGTCAATCCACTAGACTATGCTTTGGAAGAAGAAAATTGTGAGCCAAAAGAAATAGTAGATAAAAATCTCTTCTTGCAAAAAAGCTGTGATATTATTTTGGTAGAATACAGATTACTTTATAGGGCATATATAGGTACAGACTTTGAAATGACTTGGGCACATTTAAATAATCAGCCAATAATTGTTTGGGCCCATCAAGATTTACAGCATAGAATTTATCTTAAGTTTCTTGCTACAAAACTTGCAGATACATTAGAAGAAGCTGTAGAATATATTTGCAATACATATCCATCAAGTAAATAGCCGAAAGGAAAACTAATGGCTGAAAATAAGTTCAAGTACTTCACAATTACTACAACCTCAATTGTCAAGGCACCTACTGTAGCTGAGGCACAGAAGATTGCATCGAGCAATTCGCGCAAGGTATCTGGAACTCGTGGAGAGCTCTTGTTTAAAGATGTTGATGTTCAACGCATCACAGCAGTTGAAGCAAGAGAACAAATCGAAGGCTGATAATTATTGGATGGGGTGGTAGTCGTTATGGCTGCCACCCCTTTACCTAAGGACAAAAATGTCTAATCAAAGAATAATAGCCCAAATGGTGGGCAGAAATGAAGAGGGTAGATTTTTAGAAGATGTTCTAAAAAGACTATCAAGTCAAGTTGATGAAATTGTTTTTACCGATGACTGCTCAGAGGATAACACCGCAAAAATAGCTGCAAAGTATGCTCATGTATACAAGACTCCTGAGCCAACTTTTGCTGTGCATGAGGGTAGACTAAGAACTTATGCTTGGTCTAATCTAGAGAAGCATGCTAATCCAGGAGACTGGATCATTGCTATAGATTGCGATGAAATGCTCTATAGTTTAGATAATCTTAATTCCTTAGACATAAGAACGGTATTAAATTCTTCGGAAAAAGATGTTGTAAACGTAAGATTTTACCATATGTGGAATGAAACAGCCTATAGAGTAGATAAGCTTTGGGCTCCAAATAATAGCTCAAGAATATTTAGATTTATATCAGGTGGACAATTTGTAGATAGAGCTTTAGCCTGTGGATCTGAGCCAACATATGTATCTGAATGGATCAAGAGAAGAAACTTTTGGGTAAATTCAGGGCTAGTAATGCAGCACCTTGGTTATATCTTTGATCAAGATAAGCAAAAGAAATATGAAAGATACTCTCAAATAGATGGTGGAAAGTATCATAATTTATCTCACATTAATTCTATATTAGATGAATCTCCAGTATTGATTAACTGGGGAAACTTTGGACTTTAAGGAACAAATATGAAAAACGTAAACAAATCGCTTATTCAATTAACCAGTTTAATGAACAGCAATCAAAAATTTGCTTTTATTAATATATCAAAATCTTCAATTATAGGATTAAATAAAAAGAGCGAAAAGTCTTTTGCTCCAAATATCTCTAAAGAGATAATTAATTCTATTAATATTTCTGGAAATAGAGTTATGAAAAATGTTTCCTATGATTTAATGAAGGAAATATCTGATGGAAAACATTCAGCAATTGGATTGAATAAGGAAACTTACTATCATTCTCCAAATGTTTTTGAATACTATTTTGAAAACAATAAGGATGTATTTGATTCTATCATTTCTTTTTACATTAGAAATACTCCATCAGTGGTTGTTTCTTTGCATGACCAAAAAAGAGTTTCAAACGTTCTTGGATTAAAAGACAATGTTATTAATATTTCATATGGAAATATGTATAAGAGACACGAAGAAATCTTTAATGATATAGCAAAGTTAAATAACAAAGTTCAATATTGTCTGTTGGACTGCAGCTCGTTAGGGCTTGCTCTATCTCATAAGATATGGAACGAATTAAATATGTCTATCATAGACCTAGGCAAAACATTAAACTTCATCAAGGACAACAACCAAAACTCGGCAGCTACAACAGCAACACATGCCTAATAGTTTCCAGGATAGAGAAGAAGTAGAACACTTAACCGATTTATTATTTGATACATCCATGTCCTTGGCTGAGATAGCCAAGGAACTTGGGTGGACTATAAACAAGTTAAACAAAGAAATAAATAGACTCGGTTTGAGTTGGTTAAAAAACTCTAAGAAAAAAATGTCTAGAGGACAAACTGCTCTAACTGCAATCATGCAGAAGCTTCTTCCTGGAGAAAAAATAGTTAACGAGTTTCATATTGGTGATCGACTTAAGTTAGATGTTTACTGTCCAAAATATCAGATAGCCGCTGAGTATCATGGCAGACAACATTTTTTTTATACTCAAAGATTTTTTGATTCAAAGTATGAATTCGAAGAAGCTCTTGAGAGAGACAATAAAAAAATGGAGTTGTGCAAGCAAAATGGTATAGCTCTTATCGTTTTTAGGTATAATGATAAACTAACAGAAGAGTCAGTCTTTGAAAGAATGATGGAAGCCATTAGGCATAGCCCATATCTCCCCAAAGATAAACCAAAAAGAAGCGTTGTAGATACAACAGCTTATAAAATGGTTAAGAAGAAAAATTCTGAGTACAGAAAAAAAGCATACAGATTGGCAAAAGAAAAAAGAAATGACAGTGGAAACAACAAACGAAATAAATAAAGATTCTGTACCTTTAGAGTATCAGATATTTGCTCTCTCCATTAGGGAAGAGGGTGCTATTTCGTATTTCTATGAAAATCTTCCAGAAGAAATTGTTGGAACCATTCATGGAGAAAAAGGAATCAATGAATTTTATGTTGCCCTTTTATCTTTTTATAAGGCAACTAACTTAAAGGTTGTTGATCCAATAGCCTTTAAGTCTTGGCTGCAAAGTGATTCAGATATTTATGAAGCCTTAGGTGGCAACGCTGGCGTCACAATAATGTTGGACATACTAAATACTTTAGATCTATCTAGTCCAGACGCTATAGCAGAATTGGTTAAGCATAAGGCAAACAAAAGAAAGCAGATTAATTATCTGCAAGAACTTCAAAACATTCTCACACAAAAAGGCCTTAAAACAGAAGAGGATATTGCGCGTGTTCAAACTCTTACTTCTGAGATTAGAGAACTTGAAAATCAAATTAAGTATAATCCTCTAGATAAAGTAACAACTGGACTTCAAATTATAGAAAGAGTTGATTCACTTCTAGATATTCCCAACTTCCTGCCAACACAATTCAAGGCCCTCAATAGGGCTATGGGTTACACTAATAGCGGTGGTTTCTTTAGGGGCGCAGTGCATGCTATCATCGCAGCTTCAGGTAAGGGAAAGAGCACCTTTGCCAAATGCTTAGCAAACAACTGGCTGGATAACGGTTATAGAGTTCTATATGTAAACTTTGAAGAAGCAATTGGTCACTGGGAAAGAATTCTTATGACTCAAATAATTGAGAAGAACGTATACTCAGAATCCTCAAAGTGGTCTCAAGAAGAAAAGTCTAAATACCTAGAAATCTTTAAAGCAAAACTATCTAGCTGGGGAGATAGATTGATGGTTAGGCATGATCCAGACACTCCGTATTTTGAAGACTTAGAGTTTTGGTTGAGAGATATAATAGGCCAGAATTCTATGATGCCAGATGTTGTGATTATAGATACAATACAATCAATGTTCACCAGAGGCAAGGGTAAGCCAAGATGGGGTGAGTTTGAAGAAATGATGGTTCGCTTAGAAAAGCTTGCTAGAGATATGAACTGTGCTTTAATTATTACAGCGCAAGAAAACGCAAACCGAATGAAGGAAAAGCGCGAGGTAGTTCAGCAGTCAGATACTGGTGGATCATTAACTATTCAGCAGAAGTGTGCAGTGACTATCTTTTTAACAGAAAAAAGACTAGCAACCGATGATGATACAGAAGATGAAAACATCATGCAATTACAGATACCTAAAAATAGAATTACTGGTTCATCATTCCTATATGATCCACCGCTAGTAAAATATATTGATTATAAAAAAACATATGAAGAATATGAGCCAGTAACTGATGACTCATATACTTCATCCGACTCACTGCTAGACGAATTGTTAAGCGGTAAGGATTTTCACTAATGACAAA